GCTTTAACGGTTTCCTCACCAGAAGAGTAGTAGCTCCCCGATTTCCACTTGTTGGTGTTGCCGTCGATGTCGGCCCGCACATTGGTGCTGTAGGTGTCCGACAGGAAGGCGCCACCGGTAAATGTGCAGGCCTTGGTGATCGTCCCAAAGATGAGGGGCCCATAAGTTGTACTGGCCGTCTGCACGATGCAGTAACACCATCCGTCGCCGCCAAAAAGGAAATACTCGGCGCTGCCTGACATCTGCGACACGGAGAACGAACCCGAGGCGACGATTTGTGAACTGTAGGCCAGCCCACTATTAAAACTCGTCGATCCGTACCAGGCGATGTAACCCGCGTAGGAATGCAGGTTGACGAATTGGCCACTGGCGGCGTGCTGCAGGTGCAGGCGGTAGTAGCCCGCGTCGGCCTGATGCAACAACTGTGTATAGCCGCAGGACCCGATGGCAAAGAGGCGGATCTTGTCGAGGAGGTCGTTCGGCGACGTGGTAACGCCGGATTGGAATGCCATCGCTTACCTCACGCGAGCTTCAAGGCCCAATAGTCGCTGTAGCCGGTACGGAACACGTCCTGCACCACCAGATGATCGATGCCGCCGACGCTGATAATGTTCTCGGCCGCATTGTTGAATCCCGGCACCGCATAGCAGCCATCCATTTCTCCAAGTCCATTCAGAATGAATGGCAGCAGCGGGTAGGAGCCATCCGGGCATTCGCGCGTGTTGTTGCCCCAACTGCTCGGCCACATCGGCGGCACACCCGTCCATACGCCGGTCGGCGCGTAGAACGCCCCCGAGTAGCCCTGTGACTTGGGCAGCTGATTTCGGTAGGTGTAGCTGTTGCTCCAGCGCGTCGACCCGTTGTAGGTTCCACCCACCAGCAGTGGATACGGATACTGCCCCGGCGTGGCATAAGGCAGGAACAACCCCATGTGCATCATTTCGTAATAGGTGCCGGTCTTGGCGACCATGACGATGCGTCGACCATTGGCCACGATCCAATACGGCATGGCCGATGCCATGAGCAGCGCGTAGAACGTCCCGCTCGGGTTGTACTGGCCATCGAAGGTCTGCGCCGGATTCCAGCCGACAAAACCGCGCAGTTTCCAGTTGCCGTAGTCCGCACCGGCCTCGGACAGGACGCCGACGTTGATCTGATCGGTGCCGGCAAGACCGGGCCCCCGCAACACCAATTCTGCCGGGGGCCCAGGCACCCAGCGCAGCACCGACCAGCGCTCGCCGGCAGGCAGCATGTCCTGCGTGACGAACTGTTTGAGGCGGTTCAACAGATCGAGATAGTCGGTGGCGGTGCCGCTTGTAAATGCCATGGCTTACCTCAGCAATTCACGCACGGCAGAGCCGTTGCGAGAGAGAACATTGAGAATGGTTTTTTCTCCGGCGGCGGAATTGAGATAGTCGGCCGCCATGCCGGGATCAATGACGTTGACGATGCGCACCGATTGCGACGGTGCAGCGGCGGGCGCAGGCGATACCGCCGGCACTAAACCACCGTCGGCGAAGGCCAGTCGCTGCCCACTCCAACGCGGCATGAACAAGCCACCGTTCAAGGCGTGCAGGAACTCGATGCCGACGCGGCGCACGGCATCCGCCCGCAGCACATATTCACCAGCAGAGAGCCGAGCCGGGATGGAGTCACTGGTTCCGGTGCCCGGGCCAGTGACATAACCACCCGAAGCGAAACCTGCAGATTGAAAGAGGCCGGAGATCAAGCCCCCCAATCCACCACTACCGCCCTTGGTCATGCTGCCAAAGAGTCCCTCGGCGATCTTTTGCGCCGCGATGCGATTGATGGCCGAGAGCACGGATCGAGCAAAATCCCCAAACGCGTCGGAGGCCGATTTCGCGCCTGATCCGATCTGTTCGAACATCGTCGTGAAGGCGTTCTCCACATCGCCGTTGATGCGCGTGGCCACGTCATCCGCCACAGTCTTGAGGCCCGCCACTTCCACCTTGAGCCGGGCCACCCGGTTGATGGCTTCCTCCGATCCGGTAGCAGTGGCGAGTGCCTGCATTTTCGGGATCATCCCGTCCACTTCGGTGGCCGTCTGCTGATGCAAGGCCAGCACTTCGCGCCGCATCTGCGCCTCGGTAATCATCCCGGCATCTTTCTGCACCTGGAGTTCCCGTTCGCGGATGCTCATACGGTCGGTGACGTTCTGATACTGGCGTTCGAGTTTCGCCAGTTCCGCCATGTCCGCTTCAACGTTGATCAGGCGGCCGACATCGGCAGCGCCGGTGGTGTCGCCCATCCGTTGCAGTTTTTCGATCAGGGGCTGGTATTCGCGCTCGAGCCGGGTTCGGGTGACGTCGCCGCCGGCCCCGCCACGGATTTCGGCCATGCGGTCGCGCACGCGGGCCAATTCGTCTGCCAGTTCCTTCTCGGCCTTGGCGGCGGCATGCGCGTTGATAATCTCGACTTCGCCGCGCTTCATGTTGAGCACGATGATCTCGCCTTCGAGCTTCTTCACCTCGGCTTTGGCGCGCATGCGCTGCGCTTCATCCTTGCCGCCGACGGCCACCGTCGATTGCGCGCTCAGTTCCTGGCGTTTTGCCGCGAGTTCCTGGTCGATGGCCTGCTGCTCGATCCGTGTCTTGGCTTGGTAGTAATCACGCACGGACACCAGCCGATCATCGAGTGATCGGTCCAGTGCTGTTTTTTGCAGATCGAGACCTTCCTTCAGCACTTTGAATTCGGACTCGGCTTGCGCTTTGACCACGGCGAGTTGTGCGCCGGTCGTGTCCTTTTCGGTTCCGCCTGTGCCTTTCTTTTCGCACTTGCCATTGACCCATTGCCCTCCCGACACCACGCAGGCGATCCGCTGCATGTCCTCGGTCGGCTTGCCCGTCGGGGTCTTTTCTTCGGGGCGCTTCGGACTGGTCAGGTCGTCCAATCGCTTCTTGGCCCCCGCCAGTTCCTGCTCCCACTGGGCGAGGTTCTTGCGCAGGGTCGCCATCGCGCCATCGTTGAACTTGACGTCAAAAGGCATAAACGGCACCGGGGCCTTGCCGGAGTCGACCTTCGTGCGCGTCGAATCGACCAGTTCCTGAATCCGCGCAATTTCGTCGCGGGCACGCTTGATCTCGGTGCCGTTGAAGATCAGATTGCCGACTCCACCCAGACCGACCCACAAGGCCTTCAGCGTTCCTGCCTCGTTAGCGGCCTCGCGCATGGCGTTGGTGATGTTGGTCAGTTCCGGCAGGAAATCGCGGGCCAAAGCGATGCCAAGCGAAGAGCTTGAAGCCTTGAGCGCCGTGAGGTTGTCGTTGAACGCCTCAGCGGAGCGTGCCGTCTCTGTGGTGAGCTTGAGGCCTAGCCGCTCGGCCTCGGCGGTCAGTTGATTGATGCCAGCCGCCCCCTGATTCAGGAACGGGATCATGTCCATGCCGCTCTTGCCGAACAGCTTTACGGCGAGCGCCGTTTTGACCGCGCCATCCTCCAGGTTGGCGAAGACATCGGCCATCTGAAGCAGCACGGCTTCGGTGGACTTCATGCTGCCATCGGCGTTCTTGACGGAAATTCCCAGGGCATCGAACACCTGCGCCCCGTCGCCGATGCCTGTATTGGCCTCGGCGATGTTCTGTGACAGCCCCTTGATCCCTTTCTGCAAAGTCTCCAGGCTCACATCCGATAGCTGCGCGGCGAAGCGCAAGGTCGATAAGGCCTCGACCGAGATGCCAATCTTCTGCGACAACTTGTTCAGCTGATCGGCCGCATCGATGGCGTTCTTGATCATGGCAGCGAAGCCGGCCACAGACAGCGAAACGCCCAGGCCCGCCAGGAGTCCTTTGACCCGGTTCGATTCATTCCCAAGCTTGGCGAGATTGCCGCGAATCGAGTCGAAGGCCGAGCGGGTCTGGTCGACGGCGGTAATCAGCAGTTGGGCACGATCCTGAGTCACGACGGGTTCATCTCTCTCAAATCTTGTTCAGTTGCTTCTCAATGGCACGGGCCAGGACGGGCAACTGGCCGCGCACCGTGCCTTCCAGATCGAAGCGACGCTTCATGGTTATGTTCGGTACCAGCACGGCAATGGGAATCTCCGTGCCGCGCTTGATCGACTTCGTGCCGGTGCGGCTCCGTTCCGCGCGCTTGAACCGGGTCAGGGCCGAGGCGTTCTCTCGGAGGTTTTCTGCCATCAGAATCGCCTGGCCGTTTTTACGGATGAAATACGCGTTGCCCGAGCGAATCAGCGTATCGATGACACGCTTGAAAGCTCGACGACCGATGCGGCGACCTTCCTCGGTCAATGGAATCAGCATTCGGCCAGAAAGGGTTCCGCCCCGGACATGGATACCCAGCCAGGGAATCTTCGAGCCGATGAGAACCGCCGGTAATTTGTCGGGGTTGCGGTCATAGACCTTGGCCCGCAGCGAATTCACGAAGGCTGCTTTCTTCACTGTGAAATCCGACTTCATCTTGCTGCGCACGAGATCGGCCACCGACTTGCCGCCGGCCTGCATGCCCGTGGCCACAGCCTTGTGAATGGCGGCCTGCTTTTGTCGCGTCCAGGCCTCGAGCGTGGATTTGTCGAGCAGGCCGGAAGTGGTCAGGGAAATCTTAAGCATCAAGGCGCCTCATGAACTTCTTGATGGCATCACTGCTGCCTTGTGCGCCAACGCTCACGACCGTCAGCAGATTCGCCAGTCGCCGCGACTCCTGCCGATCGATCGCGGCGATGAAGGCATCGACCTGCGCCAGGGTGTAATTCAGGATGCTGGCGTAGGCATGCCCGGCATCGATCAGGCGCTGGACTACATCGCTCCAGGGATCCTGGCTCTCAGGGTTTGGCTTACCCGCGTCGCAGCCTCGGTCAGGCTCGGCAGCACGCGCTGGATAAAAAAATCGGCGTTCACCTCGAATACCGCTTCAGCCAAACGTACTGCATCGTCGAGTGCCAGATTCGTCACCCACTCGGGCGGGCGACGACTGGCGATTGCGACCGCGTCGATTACCGCCTCACCATGCTCGGCCAGGAGCGCCAGCCAGTCAGGAGACGCCGACAGGCTGGCTGCCACTGGTTGCACGGCGCGAGCGAAGGCCGGCACATCGCCGACCTTGAGCGGCGTGAGCTCGAGGCGTTCGCCGCCGATGACGAGCGTCACCGGCACCGGCGGCAGCGCAGCAAAAGTGTCGCCTCCCATCACAACAACACGATGCGGCCAAACTGACCCAGCGCACCGGCGGCCGCCTTGGTGAGATCTGCCAGCACTTGACCCGACAATTCGAACTTCATTAATTCCGTGCCGATCACCGACAAGTCCTTGGTCGGATTGATGGCCACCCGATAGAGGTCGATCACGACTTCCTTGTTAGCGTCCGCCGTGTTCAGTCCCTCGAAGCGCACCCAGCGCTCGGGCAGCGGCTGCGTGAACATCGCCGTGACGTTGGCCGCGCCGTAGCTGTAACTGGCGACGATGGCACCCGTGACTCCGGTGATGTCGTTAAACATGATCGAGCCGTGTTTGGCATTGACCGTGTATTTTTCTGCCGCCACGGTCGCCGCCCCCGCCTTGATCACCACGGTGGAAACGTTTTGCTTGCCCAGCAGATAGAGCTTCCCGAGTTCGGCGGTGGCAATAACTGGCTCGTCGGTGACTGTGCCGGTCGTCACGACGGTGGTGGAACCGTAAAGCGCGAGTTCCAGATTCGACTGAATCAGTTCTTCCAGCGTGCAGGCAAACTCGCCCTTCTTGGTCTTGATGAGTTGCAGATCGGTTAGTCGCTGGCCGGATTGGGATTCCTGATGCTCCAGGGTTTCGACCGACAGCGAAACCTTGAGGTCGGGGACGTTACCGACGAAGGTGAGCCCTTGCGGATTACCGTTGATGTCACGCGAACCGATGAAGACGCGTCCTTGTCCAGAAAAATAGCTCATGAGGTGTTACTCCTTGGGTGAGGTGAGTGGAGAGACTGGGGTTGCTTCGTTGTGACGGGATCGTCGTGGCTCTGCTGCCGTGGCGGCCTGGCCAACGCCGTGCTCGATGAGCCAATTCGCCGTGCTGCCATCGACATCGATGACGGCACCTGCGCCATGCTCGACGCCGGCATGGGTGTGGATCTTGAGAAGTTCGATTTGCGGCATGGACTTATCCTTTCTGGGTGAGGTCGTGGGCAAATGTGCGGTAGGTGATGCGGTAGCGGGATGGCAGTGCCGCCACATCCATGTCGGCGTCGTCTTGCTGCCAGTCGGTGTCGGTTTCTTCCATCCCCAGCGCCAGGCCACCGAGCGTCACGTCGGCCAGTAACGCCGCGTGTGCGGCGGTCATCAGGCGATCGGCCATGGGCTCGGGGATTTCCGTCGCCGTTCCAACCGCCAGCGCCACGATGCGAATCACGAGTTCTCGCTCCGTGCGATCGTTGACGCGACGCACTGCTTCGGAGTCGGGAAACACAAGCAGCGTGGGCAGTTGTGCCCGATCAGTCGGCACCGTGGGTTGGCGACGGATCGTCGCTCCCTGTGCCGAGGCAACGAGCGTGAGCCTCGCCACCACGGTTTGAATGATCTGTTCGCGGATGCTCTGCATCACAACCTCGACAAGGTCGCCACCGACTCGGAACCATCCCGGATCTGCCGCACTTCGCGCACCCGGTAGGATTGGCCTGCAATTTCCACTGCATCGCCCTGGCTCAGCGTCAGACGCTCGCTCGGGTACTCGATCTGGTAGTCACGCGAGAGCGCCAGGCCATCGAGTACGCTGTCATCCGGCGCACGAAACGCCGCCTGCACCGTGACAGCTGCTGCCCCCGTTCCCACCTTGACGGTGGTCAGCAGTCCGCAGCGCGCGGCAGCGTCGTACAGATCAGCGACGTTCATTGGCGTCAGGCCGCTGTGAGTTTCACCAGCACACCCGGGCGATGGCACATCGGCAGCGGATTCGCTTGGGTATGCAGATCGGTGCCGCGATCAAACTTGCGGGGTTCCTGCTTGGCGTACAGCGGCTGGCCCAGTGTGTTCGCGGTTTCGTTGAAATCAGCCGGCGCAAAGTAGGTGCTGAAAGTGTCCACCGTGCCGATCGGGAAGCAATGTGCTTCACCCGCCGCGATGAAGCGACGCGTCGCACCCGTGGCATCGGTAGCCTGGCCGCGATACTCCTCGAAGGTCACGCCACCGAAGGTAAAACCGGCACGCATGTCGTTGATCAGCACGGCACCTTGCTGCCAGTACGTGTAAGCGTCCTTCACCTTGGCGTGGTCGGTCAGGGCATCGAAGAACTCAGGCGAGCACAGGCAGTGGATCCCCGTCATGAACTCGCCCTTGAGGTTGTCCTCGAGGTGGCGCAGCACATCGGCGCACTTCTTCTTGACGTTGGTGCCGGCGACGGCGAGTTCGAAATTGACCGTGGCCGGAGTGATGCCGAACTCGTCGTAAAGGTCGTAGATGACCGAGCCATCGGCATCCAGGATGACGCCCTTGAGCGCGCCCATGCGCAGGTGCTCCAGGGTGATCGAATGCTTGTTGCGCATGGTCTCCAGATGCCGCGCCATGACACCGGCCACGGACTCCATCTCGGTTTCCGAGCCAAAGGCACGGATGCCCTGAACTTCCTCGGGCAACACCACATCGTCGTGCGGGATGTGGGGAATGACGAAGGAGCGCACGGTGCGCTTGCCACGTGCGCCAACCGTGCCGGGCGACCCTGGCGGCATCGATGGCAGGAGGTTGAGCACCCCGTTTTGCTCTTCGACGATGACCTGCCGGGTACGCACGGGTTTGGCCGGAAACAGATTGAGTGCTTCCATGCGACCGTAGCGGTTGGGAATGATATTGATGGCCGACGTGAGTGCCGCCATCGAGAAAGCCGGGGTGTTGAACACATTGTTCATGGTGATGAGTTCCTTAAGCGGATTGACGGATGAGGATGCCGCGCGCTTCGAGGGCGGCAATGGCGGCCGCTTTCTGCTCGGTGGTAATGCCGACAGGCCAGACCACAGCATTCGAGGCGACGATGGCGTGACGCGCGAGCAGCAAAGCGTCGTCGCGTTGGATTAGGGTGGCGTCGACCGCGCCCAGCAGAATGCCGGCGACGTCTTCGGTGCCATCAGTGGCGACCGGATCAAAGCGCTTCAGCTTGCCGGTGGCCGTGACGCGGCCAACGACCGCACCAAGTTCCAGGTTCTGCCCTGAGGCGACCGTGACCTGCTCGCGGGAGTAATTGAGGCGGCCTTCTTCGTACTTGAGGAGATCGCCGAGATTGACGGGTTCGCGTAGTGGCGTAAATTGGGCGTTCATGGATCAGTCCTTTCCAGTGAGTTTCTTGACGGCTTTCATGAGCAGGTTTTGCTCGGGAGAAGCCGCCTTGGTAGCGGCATCGGGATGGATCACCGAAGTGATCTCGGGGCTCTCGGCACGCGAGGCCAGCAAGACCCTTCGCACCTGAGATTCACTGGCACCTTCGGCGAGGAAGGTGGCAATGCGCTGTGGCTGACCAGCCAATTGGCAGAGTTCCGCGATCGCCAGAGCGTCGGCGCGGGCCTCTTGAGCCGCGGTTTTGATGGCATCGGCGACAACGTCATCATTTCTCCGGCCGGCAAGCCCGACAAGCTTGACCACCCCAGCTATTTCATCCGCGACGGCATCGTCATTGTGCCCAAAGATGGTGTCATTCCCCACGGCACCATCATTTAGCTAGGGCTTGGAGCCCTCTGAGGGTTGTGGGGCCAGTGAGTTGGGCCGTTGGCCCAACCCGGTT